CGCAGTTTGACTGCTCGTCGGCTCCTCTGCCTCCAAGGGGCGCCTTGCTTCCCACCTGCAATGATTCCAGAACATATTATCTATCCAGAAGCTCCCTGTTCCAGCACCACCAGGACCTGCAAAATGAGCATAAAATAACACATTCTTTATGCTACTCCAATCAAAAGGCGTAGAATTGAAGACACTGTGAGTCCATTGATCACTATTCTTTTTTCCAGCAGCATACGATAGCACACTCCATTCCCCTGGAGTAACGCTAAACTCCTTCCAAACTTCTGACCCTACGGAGTCACGCAACAAAAGTTGACAGGAACCATGAAAATTCTTTCCCTCTTCCAGTTTGATTTGAAACGTGAAGCTTGGATAATTGTTAGCGTCTACTTCCTTACCTGCAGCGTAGGTGAATACTGCACAACCATAATAGTCTGAGCTTTCAGTTCGATGCTCAAGTGATTTAGAGCCCACAATCGCTTCAGTTGTTTCAACGTAAACATTGCCTTGCCCTGTGCCACTTGTCCACTGCCCATCCGGAGCATCAACGGTACCATCAGGTTTTGTCAGATCCTCTGTGTTAGCATCCTTATCCAATGGGGTTGCCTTCTCGGCAGCACCATAAACAAAAATCCTATTTCGAATACGGTGGATATCCTTGCTGTAGCGGCTATATTCAATCGTCTCATCAAGGCTTATTGAATTAGTTTTGCTGTTCCGTGGGAAAAACTCAAATTTGCCGTCTGGGGCTACCCTGAAATCGTAGCCGATCACACCCGACAAATCAGCGCTTTCAGCAATATATTTCAGAATATCAAAAACTGGAGAATTCTCATACTCCAGCAGCGTATAAGTTGTATCCGTGTCTTCTATCAGCTCTGTTGACTCTCGAACATGGCTCAATCCCACATAGTAGTCAATGAGATCCTTTACGATGTCTTCTCCTTTCTGGTTCTCGTAAGTTTTGTTTACGACTCTGCGGAAGATTCTTTCTCCCCAGCAACGTCCTTTAACCCTGATGTAGTTTTCAACAGGTGACGACGTAGGCTCGATCTCTTCCACTCTAAGCGTCATAATCAGTGGACAGTTTTCTCCTCTGCCTATGCTTATACTTCCATCATCACCAACATTAATCGGATAGGTGCCACCCGGACTATACTTCTTATCAAAATTCTGGAGCAGACAATCGAAGCTGCTAACCTCTTTTGTGCAGCCAAGATAAACCTTCAAATCCAGAATATCGCCTTGAGGAGGCGTAACCGAACCGAAAACAACAGCTGCAACAGGAATCGAAACGCTCACTCTATCCCCCTCCGTCTGAGATCGTCTTCGCCAGCCCTCTGAATGCCTCGGCTATAGGTTGGCGTCTCAGAAGCTGCAGCATTATACTCTTTCACACTCGCAGTTGCAGAATTCATCTGAGAAGCAAAATAGGCCATAGTAGCTGCAGCAGCCACAACCACAGCCACCCCAACGCCAGTTAGAACCAAGAAGGTGCCATAGCTGATGTTCAAAGCATTCTGAACTGCCGTGGCTACGCTGGTTACTGAACTGAAAAGCTGCATTGCCCTGACAACCCCGCCAAAAGCAGACAGAGACAAGCCCATGGTACGCACCCAACTAGCCTGCTCTTTGTTCAGCACCCCAAAGGTTTCACCTAGACGACCAACCGCAGAAATACCCACGCCCAAAGTGGTGAAGTCCCTGCTCATCTCTTTGACAGATTCGCCAGAGAGTTTAACCTTCTCAGCCATGGCTTCCGCTTCTTCACCTGCCTGCTGAAAACCTGCACTAACGCTCTCAGTGGCGCCCACAACCTCAGCACTCATGTTCGCCGCTTGAACTGCAACCTGATTAAATTCGGCTGTCGCCTGATTCTTGGCATTAATGGTTATAACTAGCTCCTGAAAACTCAAGCTGAAGCCTCCCTGATTGCATCTCCAATTGCACGATTAATTCGATTGACTAGACTCTGCATGCGCAGCCAAACAGCGTTTTTCAGAAACTCCCGAGGGCTAATGTATCGGGTTCCCAATTCTTGATAGATCGCATAGGAAGCGGTTGCACCCAACTCCAGAACCCAATCCTTGACCCTCGCATAGATGCTGTCTCTTAAATGTCCGGTGCGAACAGGACAACGTGCCCGAGCAATATTCTTCATACCATCCGCTTCGAACTGCATGGCATCATGAACTCTGAGCTTCATGCTATCATCTAAACGATTCAGCTTCTCCCGTAACTCAGGAAGACCATTCACGTGTATTTCCATCTCAACGGACACCCTTTTTTGCCTCCCGTTTCGCTTTCTCCATTTCCTTTTCTGTTTGGCGATCTATCTCATTCATGATAACAACGAATGCTTCAATCGTCTTTGCAGGCTGACGTGCAAGCTCCTTCGGCGTCCAACCGAACTCTTTACAGAGCCGAAACTCCATAAGGGCTGGATGCGGCTTGCCACGCCTCATCGCCCGAATCAGTTTTTTGTCTCTTCAACGGTTACGCCGCAGAGTTTGTTGACAACCTTGCTGAAGAATTCGCCCAAGCCAATGGGTATGCCATCCTCTTCACCCAGCAGCTTCTCAAGTGTGACTGGTTTACTTTCAGGCTGCTCTTTCAGGCTAGCCCAGATGGTTTCTGCCTGAATGGTCACGTAATCGCTCTTCACAACCTGACCAGTCGTAGGATGATACTTGGTGTGCTTCTGGATTATCCGACTGCGCTTAGCCCAGCTGATCTCCTGAAACAAGTATTCGCCAACATATTCTTCACCGAACTGATCGGTGACCTCAACTTTTTCTTGTTTTATTGTTTATCCTCTCCATGACTTTGATTCTGTTTTTGAGTGCCGTTTTCAGGTCTTCAATGATGAGCTTCTGAAGATCAGAAGGCAGCGCGTGCAATCTTTTTATCCACTCATCCATGTCTAGTGCACTCCCTTCACCCAAATGTCGAAGCTGAAGCTGGTTACGCCAGTTATGTTAGAGTCGACAGAAAGCGTGAACACAACTGGAATCGAAGCGTTAACGGCTATCCATGAATCGTCATAGTTCCATGTTAGTGCAATCGAATCGAAGGCAGCTGTGGGGTTCCAGTTTTCTGTCCACATAACCAGCTTCTGAGCGTCGTTACCGGTGTTTTTCACCCAAGCATTGAAGCTTTTAGATTCTCCGGGGTCTAGTGTGCCCCAAGTGATCTCATTTAAAACAGAGGTTAATGCTTCATCTGCGTAGATTTCGACACCGATGACTCTTATGGTTCCAACATTGCGAATTGGTTTGACCCGCTCATAGGCTGCATAAACGACAACTCCTAGAAGGATGCCACAAATGAAGACAGACACCAAGATTAGTTTAACCCTGTTCATTCCATCCCCCTCAGCTTATGGTCACGCTTTTTGCAGTGAATGGCGCCTTCAAAGCCACAAGATCCTCGATACGGGTTGGAGAGCCCACATTGTCCCATTTACAGTCAGTGAACACCGCCTTGTTGGTGCTGCCTAACCCAAACTCAAGCGTGAAAGCAGTGTCATTGATGACATCGTCATATTCTTCTTTGGTCTCAAACTCGAAAGTAACCTCACCAGTTACGCTTCGGTGCCTCTCCTGCAGAAACTTTAGCAAATTTCCGTTTGTGGTGCGAATAACAGGCACACGTTTAAGATGATTCTCAATAGCAAACTTCCAGTCTGTGACCCGCTCTAACGTGGCTGCCTGCTTCTTCACATAGCTCTCATAGAATGCCACCGGATTATCTGACCAAGGCGTATAGCTATTCCCGATCTTAGCAGTTCCAACAACCAAGTTCTGACCAATAAGGCTCACATCCGCTTTTATGACATCCTCAACTGAACATTGGACTTCTGCACGATCCATCCTGCAGCCCTTATGCAACAGAGAGATGATGCCGCCAGCCTTTTCATACCAGACTTCGAGGCTCATGGAACCCAAAGTCGAGATGAAATTGAGCAGCTGAATGTTCTGCAGTGCGTAGCTAAATTTGACGTCAACCAGTCTCAAGCCTTTACGGATAAACTGAATGTCTCTATTGCCGATGCCACGAACCTTAATCAAGCTTGGATTTACTGCAGGATCAATATTCTCCGCAGTCAGTATTTCGATCATGTCAGGTGTTGCCGGTGTTTCTCCGTAGGATGATTCGCTAATATAGGCGATCCCTGCCTCGTGCGCTCCGTATGGTTCACTCATTTCTTTTCATTCCTCCTCATGTGACTAGAACAGTTTCAAACAGCCAGCTTTTCAGAAGAAATTCGGTTCTCCAGATCACCGGCTTCACGTTAACCTGGTCTAAATCCCTGTGAGAAACAACATCCACGTAGGTGATGCCCTGAACCGTGATTGTGCAATTCACATAATCGCAGTAGATCACGGCAGGTGTTGATCCATCGCTTGGATTCGTTGTTCTCACAAGAAGATACACGTAACCGTCAGAGTCAACAAAATTCTCGAAGCTAGAAGTCAACGAGATCGTAAGCGGCTCATCTGCTCCGCCTGTTCCAGACTCCGCATTTTCCCAGGCCTCAGAAGTGAAATTCCAAACCTTGATAGTGGCGCCATTACCTCCAGGAGCAGTTCCGTAACCCTCAAACGTTAACTCCAGCTTTGTGAGAACATCGGGTTTGGCTGCTGTCTTGAACCTGAAAAGCTGCAGCGCATATTCGAGATTTGCATCTGCAGATTTGGAGTGCCGATCATCGTCACTGTACCAGATTTTGTTATAGTCAACGCCTTCAATCTCACTCCATCCTTCGTCCTCTGGGTCTAATTCGCTGTCTGAGGCGGCTTCATACGCCTTATGGGTGGTGCTGTCGGTACCAAGGTTCCAAAAAGTGTATTTTGTTATGTTCGGTTTGGTTCTCTTCTCTCTGATAATCCGCTTTATTTCCTGCCGTAGCTTGTCACGGATCCGCCTAGCTGACTGCACAGAACTCGACTTCTCAACAACCCACACATTCACCCTCGGAGAATCCACAGTCAAACGTTTACTGCCTGAAAGCCCAATCTTCCGATCTAAGCTTCCGCTAAGACCAACCGTAACCTGAGCATCGTAGGTTTTCATTAGGTCTCTATCAAACCACTCCTTGCTCACGTAAACAGATCCTACGGAACCGTCATCCTTGACCAAACGTATGTTGTTGTTCAGCAACCGCACAAGCGTTGTCACCGAATCCTCAACATTCGGCATCAGCTGATCAGCCTCCTGCAAGATGCTTTCAAATACAGAACGTCATTTTGGAATCGGTAGTCTTGAACTCCAAGAACCACATAGGCAATCGACTTGTGAACCAGCTTGTCATGATGCTTCAGAGGCGAAAAAACGTAGAAGGTGACATAATCATCTATAACGTAGCCAGGCTCCAGAAGAATTTCTGTTGACTTTGTAGGGTTGACAATAGCTTTGATTTGAATTCCTTCAGCGTAAGACTCGGTTTCTCCAGGTATCACAGGATAGAAGGTGATTGTTTCGCCGTGAGCGTTAAGAATCTGCGTAAATTTGTTTGAAACTGGAGAATAATGGAGAAGGTATCTTCCCAGCCAACTAACCGTTACCACAGACTTCTTGTTTTCCACTGGCGAATAATCGGTGAATTGTGGTCCCCAGTACATGAAAGAGTCTGGGTGAAGTTCAATAATTTTCTTGGCGTACTCGTAAGAGATTCCCTCATGGTTTTTGCGTAGCTCTAAAGCTAAGATTCCAGATGTTACAGCGTCATAGTAGTTGCAGTCTGGCTTCCTGTTGATTACATCTAAATAGCCTGGCCAGCAGACCGCAGGCTGATAAGCAGGATAATCGATTGTGGGCGTTATTTCGCTGCAGTGACGGAACGCTTTCTCAACGGTTTCGCTCCAGCCCTCATACAAGTAGAGGCTATGAAGGGCGTAGCTGTAGTCATCATCGAAAATCAAGTTCTCGGGCGGTGTTCCAGGGGCTCGGTGCCAAGCTCCGTCTCCGCTGGGAGGAGGCTTATAGTAAAGCCACAGATTATTCATGCCCTGCCGATAGAAACTGAGCATATCATCAATCATTGTCTGATATTTTGTTTTTGTTCGGGTGTAGAGTTCCTTCAAGCCTATGATGCCGTAGAGGTCTACGACCCACATGTCTGGACCATAATTGTCGTTGATGTCCACCCATTGAGCAAAGCCGCCATAATACTTGTCATGAACAGATGGAATAGGTGGATGTTGCATGTTGTAGAGATAGGTTCCGCCAGCCAAGACAGCGGCATTATAGTAGCCAATTGTCCCTGTTAGATCGTAAGCCTTCAAGAGAGCAGGAACAGTACGGTGAGCATCGATTGAATAATAAAAGTTGCTTCCGTCTTTGCTTTGGAATCCGCCGTAAGCCTTCTTTGCGTTGTTGGTGCATTGGATAGAGAGAAGATAGTCAGCCAACTCCACAATCTTGTCGTAGATATCTGCTTTGTCATCTGCAAATCTTGAATCAGAATAGCACTCAATCAAGAAGTCGATAGCATGAGCTGCAGGAGCTGGTCCTCTATCCCACTCAGGGTCTACCCCAACACCTGGAATATAGTAAAAGTAGGGTGCATACTGCATAATAAAATCAAAATAATCCCGAAGAGCACCCAAATCCGTTAAGCCCTCCTCAGCGAAGAACCCTTCAGCTTCTCAATCAATTTCAGAACTCGTTGCTGCAGGAAAGCAGGCGAAGGACCCTCAACCCCGCCCGTAACTTCTTTTACACTCAAATCCCCAAGAGTGAAACTAGTGCCAGAAGCTGAACCGCCTGTGATGTAGGCAAGACAATAAAGTGCTGCAAGATCAGTAATGCAAGCAGCCACAGCCTGACTACAAGTCACATAATCAATTTCTAAATCAGTTTCAAGTTCAACCTCAACTTCCGCATCCAAAATGAACTCCGTAACTTTAGCATCTGAAATATCAGAACTCGTCAGGTTGACGCGGTCTCTCACACGGTCAGGCGAAACAGACACCAAAACAACAACCCCTATTCTGAAGAGACCTCACTACCGTTGACAACCTGCTTAGCAGTAGCTACAATGCTCTGAAACTCCTCTTCCGAAATTTTGTCATCCTCAGCAGCAGCAATGATGTCATCCAACAACTTTGCGAAAAGTCTAGCCTTAGCTAACCATTTCCGGTATTTCGTTCCAAGAAACACAGAAACAACAGCCAAGACAGCCGATGCCACAGCAACAATTAAACCGCTTTCCATACCTTAAATCTTGAAATAAATTAAATTTAAGCTATTTTGGTGAAAAAAACCATTAAAAAAGAACTGTTTCAAATCTAACTAATTAGAAAACTACTAAAACAAAGAATTGTTTTGATTTTTTCTCAGAGACTTGCTACCCATTAAATGTTGTATATTGAAAAAAGAAACTTGCTAATAGCGGTTAAGTTAATCATTTGTTTTTAGTTTCATTCACAAGGTTAATCCATAGCTCCTATCTTTTTTAGGAATATCTTAGCGATTTGTTGTGGAGAATTTTTGTGTGCATTAAGATAACCTCTGTATTTATCTAATCCCGGCACATCAACCTTATCAAACACTACTGGGAGGATATACTCTCCAAATTCCTCCAAATCTCTAGCAGTGGCATTTCTTCTTTCATGCATTGGCCACATTTTCCTTAGATATTCATTTGAAATGAACATTATACAAAATCTTGACTTTGAATAATAGACTTCCTTGAAATAATCTACAAGATTTCTTCCCCACAACTGGGATTGTTCAAATTTATCGTAGAAAACTTTTCTTCCCTTCTGTTTCAAAAAAGTTGCAACATTTTCAACATATTCTCTTTGTTCGCCAGCAAAAGATAGAGCTACATCGAACTCGTAATCTATATTAACTTTTTTTTTACTTTCTTCAATAATTGTTTTCAGGATTGGACCATAGAGTCTCTCAATAAGCGCAGTGAACTCAGTTTTCAACCTTTCTTTCATTCTGGGCTTGTTTCCGCCAACAATAAATGTGATCTTTAATTGACTTTTTAGACTGCCTCTTTCACGCTGAATAAAATAATAAATGAAAGCATTATCTTCCCAAGCAAACAGCCCTTCTGATTTCGTTAATTCTAAACATTGAAGTTCCAATTCAGACAATGCAGTTATTAATCGGTCAATTTTAATTTTTTTAGGTGTTAGTAATAATTCATTTTTTTCTTCATCAGCTATGCACTCTTTGTAATTCTCAGGCAGTTCACTTTGTCCTTCGGGTAGTTTATGAGGAAATATTCGTAAATCCCCATTTTTAATAGCAGTTCCTGATTTGACGTACATTTCATCAAGAATTGTTAAGAACTCCTCGTTGAGGAATTTTGTTTTTAATGTCTTAATGTCCACTACTCCTTTCATTTGATCTACAAACATTGGTAAATCAGTTCTCATTATGTTGAATTCTTCATCATTGAAAATAATTAGGTCACTAATCTCTGGATAAAATTCAATAACTCCTTGATTAGTGTAATCCTTCAGCAAGAATTCTAAATGTCTCTTAGAAATATTTTTACCTACTACTTTTTGGTAAATTTCCCGGAAAGTTTCAAACGGAAGTGCAGAATAACCCTTTTGCTGAACACTAGAAAAAGCGCTACCTATGCCTTCAATAAATGGAGATTGAACCATTATTTTAGTGGTGTTCCAATCTATATTTCTTAAAATCTTTTCCTCAAACGCATCTAAGCCGATGTTTTTACTTGGCGATATTTTCAAGAGGTCCACAATATCATGATTTTCAATTAATCGTTCAATCTTTTCATAGCTGAATTTTATTTCGTCAAGTTGATGGTCAATAAATGTTTGAACAAAATATATCTTTGTATTTTCACTAATGTTTCCTTTTATTTCTTCTAAAACATTCAGCGCTCTTTCAAAGGTGCTTTTATCCACTTGCTTGTAGAATATCAAAATAATGTCGGAATCTTTCATAAAGGGAATGAAAGTATCTAAAACAGTTTCTTGTCCCCCATGATCGTGGAGCACAATTCTCTTATCCTTTCCTGCCTCATCATTCAATTTTAAATTGAATATCTTCTTTCCATATGTTGAATATATTTTACCAATATCTTCATTTAATATCCTACTACAAAACGTAGATTTGCCCGTCTGGGTATGTCCCAACAAACTAATTTTAACAAACCTATATTTTATCAGATCTTCGACGATCTGTATGGGCTTTAATTCAAATTGGTATAATCCAAAATTGTTTAAAACATACCCATAATCACCACTAGCAAAAATTCTTTTAACAGGATATCGTGTTCTCTGAATCTGATTTGATTCTATATCAAATTGAATGATTTCAGTTTTTGTACCAACTAAAATTGTTTTGCCATCATCAGTAATTTCTGCACAAATACCCTCATTACGTGCAACATCAACTTCAACTACAATTTGCCATTGCTTTTTCTTACCCGATTGTTCAATTAAATACATCTTTCCTCTATCGGTGATAACTGTGAAAGATCGCGTGTTGTGCCAACACAGGTCTTGAACGTTTCCAGCGACTCCTAAC